GGCATGAATGGAAAGATGCGCAAGCTGATTACTGAAGCATTCAAGCATACGCAGTACAAACTCAGCGCATCGGCAACGCCAAGCCCGAATGACTATATGGAGCTTGGTACTCAGTCCGAGTTTTTAGGCATTATGTCCCAGGTTGAGATGCTTGCAACTTTCTTTATTCATGACGGAGGCGATACTGCGAAATGGCGACTGAAAGGACACGGTAAAAAGAAGTTTTTTGAATGGCTTGCAACATGGGCAATTATAATGCGCGATCCGTCTGTTTTTGGATTTGCAAGCAAGCCAATACTCCCGCCGCTTGAAATAATCCAGATAACAATAGATTCCGGGATTACTGACGGATTGCTCCCTGCAATTGCGCAATCATTGCAGGATAGACAATCAGCAAGACGCAACACAATAGATGCAAGGGCAGAGTCAGCGGCGAGAATTGCAAATGCACTTGATGAGCCTTGTTTGCTGTGGTGCGGCCTGAACAATGAAGGTGATGAACTTGAAAAGCTGATTGAAAATTCTGTGCAGGTATCCGGAGCAGACAAAGACAAAGATAAAGAAAGCCGCATGATTGGGTTTTCAGACGGGGATCATCGGGTATTGATAACGAAGCCAAAAATTGCCGGTTTTGGAATGAATTGGCAGCATTGTAGCAAAATGATATTTGTCGGCCTGTCTGATAGTTTTGAACAGTATTATCAGGCTGTTCGCCGGTGCTGGCGTTATGGTCAACAAAAGCCAGTTACTGTTTATGTTGTGACAGCAGATATTGAAGGTGCGGTTGTTGCAAACATAAAACGCAAAGAGGAACAGGCAGAGGCAATGCTGACAGAAATGGCATTGATTGCAGCAGAATGCTTTACAAGTTTTGAGAAAGCAGAAAATGGTATTACAGTTTATAATCCGAAAGTAACGGCACCATTGCCATCATGGAGAAAGTCATGCAAGTGAAAAACTATACACAAGGCAACAACTACATGCTGTATAACGCTGATTGCGTAGAAGTTGCGCGGAATATGGACGATAACAGCGTGGATTTTATTATCTATTCGCCACCGTTTAGCTCGCTTTATACATACAGCAACGACGAGCGGGACATGGGAAACTGCAAGACGGACGACGAGTTCTTTATCCATTTCGGGTTTTTGGTAAAGGAAATGTATAGGATGCTTGCGCCAGGAAGACTTATGGCGGTGCATTGCATGAATTTGCCGACCAGCAAACAGAATGATGGATTTATCGGGATCAAAGATTTCAGAGGCGATTTGATACGGTGTTTTCAGGATGAAGGTTTTATATATCATTCCGAAGTTTGTATCTGGAAAGATCCGGTAGTGGCAATGCAACGCACAAAGGCGCTAGGCTTGCTGCACAAGACAATCATCAAAGACTCTGCAATGTCTCGCATGGGGATTCCTGATTATTTGGTTGTAATGCGTAAGGAAGGCGAAAATGCAAAACCAGTTTCAGGAGCTTTACAGTATTATGTAGGTGATAATCCACCTGCCAGCTTTGAAAGCAATGAGCGTGCAGATGGTTCGCTGTATTGGACAATTGCAAACGAGAACGGAACGCCGATTGATATTTGGCAACAATATGCATCGCCAATTTGGTCAGACATAAACCAGACGCGTACTTTGCAGTACCAGAACGCACGCGCAAGCGATGACGAAAGGCACATTTGCCCATTGCAGCTTGACGTCATTGAACGAGCAATGCAATTGTGGTCTGCTCCTGATGATGTTGTGTTTTCGCCGTTTGCAGGCATTGGTTCTGAAGGTTATGTTGCGTTGCAAACCGGCAGAAAGTTTGTAGGGACTGAGCTGAAAGAGTCATATTACGATCTTGCCTGTAGAAATCTGCATGAAGCTGAGAACGTAAAGCAGGAAGATCTATTTGCATGAAAACCAAAGCAACCATCCCTCTACTACTGCAAGACAGCATAGACCGCGCAATGCTGCAATCGTTTATCGACATGCGGAACGAGGATACGCGCAAGCCGATGACGCAGAGAGCGCTGGATATGCTGATCCGCAAGCTGTCAGAGCTTGAAGCGCAGGGTCACTGTCCGAATCTGCTGCTGCAGAAGTCAATCATCAGCACATATCAGGACGTGTATCCAAGCGACGACACTCGCAGGCCGGTATCGTTTGCACAGCAGAACAGTGATAGAAAGTGGGCAGATGGGATAAGGTTGGTTAAGTAGGTATATCCCACAATACCCATTCAATGCCGCGCAGGTAGAATAAACACATCAACCAAGGAGTAACGCCATGAAAACTGCATACGCAAGAATTACAAAGCAAGACGACGAAGGCAATTTTTTTTCTTGGGTGCAGATGTTCGAGTGCAAAAATACCTATTTATTAGAGATTTATAGGCTAGAGGACAAATTTGGGCCGGAAAATATAGGGCATGAAGAAATAAGCATGGGCCAATATCTTCGCAAGTGCAAGACTGAAAACTAACACAACAGGAGTAACGCCATGAAAATAGCACTTTACAAAATGCCATACCTGAAAGACTGCGAGCATTGCGCAGTATTCCGTGCCGATGAAGAGCATGCTAACTGGGTGCGCGTATCTGAAGTGGTCGATATTGACTTCCAGATGATCAGCGTCGATTGGGAAGCGCAACACAAGGCAGCTATCCAAGCGTCAGTTGACGAGCTTGAGAAGCGTCTGGCCGAAGTTAGGGCGTCGCTATGACACCAGAACAGGCAGACGCAAGTGTGCAGCAGTCGCTATGGATTGGCGACAGTTGCGGGTATCTGGCAGCTCAGGCAGATGCACGCATAGCGGCAGGACTAACGCCAACGGACGAGCAGCTAGAAGCATGGGCAGTGTGCAATACATTTTCAGCAACAACGGAGACATTCTGATGGCTGACATTCCAAATCTTGCAGGAGTTGCAACTTCCGATCTAGTCGAAAAGATTGGCGGCGGCAGTTTCAAGGCGTCTTATATCAACTGGTCTCGTACGATGAACCTGCTGCATTCGCACGCTCCGGGATGGATGGCAAAAGCTAATACAGATATTAGCGGCGATATTGTGCACAAGGCAACGCATGGCGCGTATTTGATGATTTCCTTTGTGCATGTAGACGGTACTGAAACCCCTGCTGTTCCGCAGGCAATCATGGACAACAAAAACGCAGCTATTCCGTTGGACAAAATAACGGCGCGGGATGTCACTGATACGCACGTTCGCGGAGCATGTAAAGCGGCTGCGTTTATCTTTGGGCTTGCTCATGAGCTGTGGGCAAAGATGCCGCTTGAAAGCGGCTATCAGGAAGACGCAAAACAAAGCGCTATTGACGCAGATGCAGATGTAATGTGGCAGCAGGCACTTAATGCGGTAAAGACTGCTACTGACATGCAAGCACTGCAAAAACACTTCGTAGCGGCTCAGTCACTGATGAGCAATGACGTGGAAAAAAACCAGCTAATCTTGGCAAAAGATGTACGCAAAGAGCAGCTAGCAGCAATTGCGGCACAACAGGGGATTACATAATGACGCGCAAGATTGTAATAGATATTGAGACGCTGCCGTGTGCAGATCAGCAGCAGATTGACTACCTGATCGAGTCTGTGACTGCTGATGCCAGGTTAAAAGATCCCGAAAAGATTGCAGCAGACATTGCACAGAAGCGCGCAGAGGTTGTTGCAAAAACAGGGCTTGACGGCGGATTCGGTAGGATATTGATGGCGTCTATTGGGGTTATTGGCAGCGACGAGATTGTTACGTTTGCAAGTCCTGAGGTTGACGAGCGTTATGTTCTGCGCGGCTTGCTTGAGGAAATCTATCGCATTGTCCACGAAAATACAGCAACGCCATTCCCGCCAACGTTTATCGGGCACAATGTTTTATGGGATTTGCGTTTTATCGCGCAACGCTGCGCCATCAATGGATTTACAATAAACAAACGGACAATTCCATTTGACGAAAAACCGTGGTCTGATCGCGTTGTTGACACGATGCAAGTATGGGCAGGAACGGGCAACAGAATCACGCTTGACAGGCTATGCCATGCGCTGGGCGTAAAATCACCAAAAGGCGAGATGGATGGATCGCAAGTTGCGCAGTATTTTGCTGATGGCCGCATTGGTGACATTATCGCGTATAACCGTGATGACGTTCGCGCGACGAGTGAGTGCTACGAAATCATGCACAAAGCAGGTATGGTATGAGCGAGTACAAATACAAAGACGGAATCGGCGTTGCAATGTTTCAGATTGTGCAGATGTATGATTCTGAGTGGCCGCGAGATATG